TTAGTCGCTGAGAACAATGGAGAGCTCCTGCAGTTCTTCGGCGCTGAGGTTTTCCATTCGGGTTTTTAGCGTAGCCTCATCCACCCAGAGACAATCAGCAAGCTCTTCCATGCTGAGCGCCCACGGGAGCCACGCGCGCAACTGGTCAATGGTGATGAGCCTCCTTGCTGCTTCAGCGCATACTTGTTTTTCGACTGCCGTCGGTTGGCACCCGTTGTGTCCACGTTCGATGTGTACTAGTTCGTGTGTGAGGGTGCATCGGCGTTCGACCTGCAGTTGCTTTAGTGATAGCCAGATTTGTTTTCCGTTGGTCGCACCCAGCACGCCGTCTGGAAGGTTCTCCGTCCAGATCAGCTCTATCTCGCTTGCTTCATGCAAGGCTTTCCACGGGTGCCACATGGTTAAAGCCTATGGGAGACCATGGGCGAACCTTTTGGCACTGAATGCATGTAAGGCGCGTCAAAACATTCAAAACACCCGCGCCAATAACCCTAAGACTCTTCCCCAGAGTTTGCGCGGGCTTGGTGCGCTTCACGTACCTCACGCTCGCAGCACACCTCGCGACTCAATCGTCCTGAGAGCCCATTTCGAGGCTGAGCCGGTACTGTTCTGCTTCGGGTTCGTCAACAAACTCAAGGAGGTTGCCTGCGATGCCTGCGAGTTCTTTCTTTACTTCAAGTGGTGTGGCGTAGAAGAATTCGCGTCGTAGGTTGATCCGGTTGACGCGCTTGTCAGCAAATCGGCGATGGAGTTCAGCTTCTACACCAACAGCATCTTCAGAGAAGAAGAGCGCGTGTACGTCGAAACGGAAGGGGACGGATGCATCTCCGAGTTCTCGGACACGGTCCATGGGTTCGAGCCTACGCGTCATTCCGATCTTGACCACGTTCGGGCCGAATGCGCCCAAGTTTGAGATCACGTACACGTAGCCTGCTCGGATGTTAGCGTTGCGCTGTTCGACATCGTTCAGACCGTTTTCAATGTCTTGGAGCTTGGCTTCAAGCTTTGCAATCTCAGCCGAATCGCCTGATTCCCTGACGGTGTTGAGAACGTTGAGGTAATGCTGACGTTCTTTTTCGAGGCGTTCTTTTTCAGCTTGAAGTTCTTTTTCTGCTCGCGCTTGTTCGCGGAGTTCAGCTCGACGTTCGCGTTCGAGTTCTTTCTCGAGCGCTTTGGCTTCATGGTAGCGGATTGCAAGCTCTAGCTCTCGGATGCGCTGCTCAATATAGTCGGGCGAGATTTTCACGCCGGACGAAGCACCTAGTCGTTCAACCGTGTCCGCGACCTTCACGATTTTGGCCAGGCTTGACTCGTGATTGCGAATGGTGGCACCGCTAACAATCGTGTCAACTTGGGAGTTGAAAGCAGTTAGAGCCAGTTTTGCGGTATCACGCGCGACTTTGTTCCTTTGTGCTTTGGTTGCGGGTACTTGGATTTCTTCAAGCGAGGATACTGCCGAGTAGTTGCGCACGGACATTTGGACATCTTTACGCAGATCCCGCAACTCTAGTCCCAACTCCACGCTATCTTTTGCGGGGTGCGCATAGTCAGTGAAGCCAGCCTCCTCGAGCTTGACTTGAACGCGCATGGGTCGAAGTTTTTCTTGGAGTACTTCCTCTTCCTTCGCAAGGCGCTCAACCGTTTCTTGATGCGTGATTTCTAGTTGGGCTAGACGTTGTTGAGCATCGGCTTCTAGTTGGGCTAGACGTTGTTGAGTATCGGCAACGAGAGACGCGGTTTCTTCTTTCTGCGTCTCATGTTGTGCCCGCAGATCCTGAAGAATCTTGTCTAGGTTCCACGCCTGTTCACCACCGTGAGAATCAAGGAATGTGCGCACTTCCTTGTATTGCCACTGGAGTTCCTGATACTGCCTTTCGCCTTGGTTGAGGCACTCTTCTAACTCTTGAATTCTCTTGCTTTTCCGACCGAACACGAGAGGGAACCTTCCTAATATGTATTGGGGTTAAACAGTATGGACTAACATTTTGCGCACCATCCCCGATTGGCTCTTAGTCAAGCTCATAGGGGTCGATTTGGTTTTCTTCGCCAATATCATCGAGGGCTCTGCGAGCTTCCCATTCTGGGCGGGTGGTGACTTTGCGTGCGGCGAGTTTGGTGAAGTCGGGTAGGTTCTCCTCCTGCGCTCGCGGGAAGTCGACAACGTTATCGGCGCGCTTGGAGCGTTCGTCTAACAGGCGCTCAGCATGGGCGACGAGCTGAGAAGGCTTAATAGATAGCCCGGTAGCTATTGCTTCAATGTCAGTCAGCGTGAAAAGGCGAAGATTGCGCGTGAGCTCGCTGATCCGAGAGTCGGAGACCCCAGAGCGTTCAGACAGTCGCGCTTGAGAACTCCCTTGCTCTTTCAGCAATCGCAAAACAGATTCGCCTAGACACTCGTTAAGTTCAGTGATCTTGAGTTTCTTTCGCCCCACACCGCCAATTATGCCAGTGTTCTAGATTTGTTCCACATTGTTTGACATTTCGTATTTACGAGGTTAACCTACTTTCATGTTCGTAAATACGAGGAGGTGAACATGAACATCTCAACCGTAGTCAGAGTCGGAATGAAGATGCGCCACTGGTCAGCAGCCAAGCTCGCCAACGAGGCTGGGGTGGCAGGTCAGAGCATCTACAACGTCCTCGACGGACGCACGCCAAACATCAGCACGCTCACAGGAATCGCGCGCGCTTTCGACATGGAAACCTCCGAACTCGTCAGCATCGCCGAAGAAGCAGGAAACCAAGCCACGTTAAAGAAAGGAGAAGAAGCGTGATGAAAGCGTTTACCAAGTGGGTTCTAGACAATATGATCATTACTCGCACTCCGAGAATTCACCTGTTGTTGGCAGTCACATCGATGGTGACGGCTGTATGTGCGGGCGCGAATCCGGGGCCGATAACAGCGTGCTCTTTCATTAGTGTTGCGGTGATGTTCTTCTGGTTGCTCGTTGTTGATCGAGCACAGCATACGGGCATGTATGACTGGATTACTCGCCTCGACCCGCAGGCTCAAACAGAAGCGTTCTCGCATTTCCCGTCGCATATTTCAGCTGGCGAAGCTGATAGTCAGGCTTCGGTTGAGCGCGTGCGCTCGTTTTCTACCTCGCAGGGGGAAGAGGTATTTCCCAGTGACCCGTTTGACCGTCTGGGCGGGTCCAACTGATGTGCACGATAGGGTGGAGGCCAGGTCGGCCAAGGTACCAGAATTCACGGTTTGTTTGCGCGTCGATCGTGCAGGGGAAGTCGTCTGCTTCGATGAGCCTGTCCTGTATGAACTCATCATCGAGAGTCAGGCGGATGTTCACGTCTCGCTGTTGTTCGTCTGAGTTGTTAACGAGCGTGAAGACGACCCCGTGCACCCAGCGAATCGCCCACGGTGTGGCGTTGCGTTCCGCTTCGCGTTGCCCTCGTAGTTCTTTAACGAGCGCTTCGGCTGAGTCTGCTTGCCTGCGTGCTTCTTTGAGTTGCTCCTCGGCAACGATCCTGAGCCGGTACGCTTCGCGGGCTTGGTCGCGCGCCGACTGGGCTTCTCGTTCTGCCGCAGTTGCTTGTCTTTCTGCTCTATCACGTGCGACTTGCGCTTCGTTCGTTGCTTCTTTTGACAGGTTCTTCCACCAGAAGGAGAAGGCTGCGCCGATCAATGAAACGAGTGCAGCGATGGCTGATATCCAGGCGGGAATATCCATGTGCGCCCCCATTCTTTGTTTCTTCATCGTATCGAGAGGAGGAGAAGCGTGATGACTCCCAAGGTCACCAACCACATCGACACCCGTGGCGGTGTTGCGCTGTGACTGCCAGAAGGAAGCTTGAACCCTTGTATACGGCTAATCAGGTTGCCGAACGATACCAGACCAGCGCCCAGGCAGTGCGCAAGTGGGTGTACGGCGGGAAGCTACCGGGATCGTTTCAACGTAACCGGCGGATTTATATTCCCGAGTCGGCGCTCGAAGCTTTCGAACGTAAAGCACCCCGCTACTAGAAGCGACCAGCGATGAAAACACTCACGTTCCGCACACTAGCGGTACTCCATCTTCTCCTAGCGCTCGCAGTCCTCACGGCGCTCACACGCTTGGACAACACCGGCGTTCAGGCCACCGCAGCCTACATGTGGGCGTTCGTCGCCCTCGTCCTCATGGTCGGTACTTTCACCGACTGACAAATACAAGAATGCCCCCACCCGAAATACGGGTGAGGGCGAGACCCAGAAAGGGATCAATAAACCATGAACAACACTACCACAATCCGCCCCAAGTTCGGGCGCGTCCTCCCCACCCTCCCCGCCGTCGCCCCGACCGTGAGGAAACGCAACCACTGGGACCTCGTCGCCGAAGAATGCCGACGCCACCCCAACCAGTGGATCGAGGTCACCATCCCCGCCCTGAGCGTCGACCGCCACCAACAGGCACCCCACGACATTAATAGAGGAAAAATCGCCGCTTTCAAAGGCCGCGAATACAGGGCCTGTTACCGCGACCGCGCCTTGTGGGTCATGTATTCAACCGCCTTGGCTGAACTTGCCGTCAAGGAAGAAGCAAAGGAGCAGACACGATGAACGCCGACCGCAATACGGAACTCACTCAGATTGTGCATGACTTTGCTGTCCGCCTCTCTAGCGAGGGGATCGCGCCAGACAACCAGATTCTCACCGACCACGCGGACTGCTCAACATGCCAGTGGGTTTTCTACCACAAGCACCATGCGCTGGAGGCGCTGGACTATCTCGCGGGGTGCGGGTATGAGGTTTTGGTGTCTGACGACCGGAAGGTTTACCTGCCTGTTCCGACTGTCAGTGAGAAGCCTTTTTGGCTGATCTTCGTTGGCGTTCGCCCTGAAGAAGCCTCGGCCTACGTGAACAGTGTGGGGGTGGCGTGATGACGACTCTCGGCTTCAAGTATAGTGATGCTTTCGTTCAGTTCATGAAAATCGCGTGCGACCGGAACATTACCTACACCGTGCACAAAATGAGCAGGTGCTCCTTCCTAGACCTGTATGAGCTGACCCTTGATGACGACGCGGATGTTGTCGGGTTGTTTGATGACCTGCGCGCCCTCAGGTGGCGTTTCATGTTCTTAGGTGAGATCGCTCCTGAATCGACGTTGAAGGTGAATGTGATGTCTGTTAATGGGACCATCATCTTTAGCTTCGACTGCAGGGGCAGTGAGGTTATTGAGTACATAAAACATGTCGGGACAGTCGCATGAGCTCGTACAAGATGGGGAGCTTGTTCTCTGGGTATGGGGGGCTCGACCTTGGTGTTCAGATGGCTTTGGGTTCGGGTGAGCTCGCGTGGGTGAGCGATATTGAGCCGGGCCCGAAAGCGATTTTGAAGCATCATCATCCCAATGTTGAAAACCTTGGAGATGTCACACAGGTTGCTTGGGGTCAAGTTGAGCCGGTCAATGTGATTGCTGGCGGTTCGCCGTGCCAAGACCTCAGCGTTGCCGGAGTTCGTGCGGGCATGAAGCCGGGAACCCGATCAGGGTTGTGGGAGTCAATGTTTAACGCGGTAAAAACTCTACGTCCCCACTTGGTTGTGTGGGAAAACGTTTTAGGAGCGCTCAGTGCAAACGCTTTTAGCCTCATGGAACAAAGAGCGGGACATTTGGGAAACGGGGCAGGTAGACCTGTTCTCAGAGCTCTCGGACGTGTTCTCGGAGACTTGGCCACAATCGGGTATGACGCACAATGGGCAAGCCTTCGAGCTTCAGACGTCGGAGCCTGCCATCGTCGCGCCCGCGTGTTCGTAGTCGGTTTCCCGCATGGGGACCGGTGGTGGCTCGATCGGGCGTTGAACACCGCCTGTCATCCGACGGTTGTAGGAGAAAAGGGAGGGCAGAGTTTTCTTCCTACTCCGACGGCTTCACAGATTGACGGGCGCAAAAGCGGGCGGTTCAACAAGGGGCGGAAGTCGTTTTATGACTTGGTCGAGTATGAGAAGTTCGGCGAATTCAAAGACGCGATCCGCGTGCAAGAGCAAGCGTTCGGGATGCCTGCTCCTGATCCGACCGTGATCGGTAATACCGGCAGGGCTTTGCTCAATCCCGCGTTTGTCGAATGGATGATGGGGCTACCGCCTGGGCATGTCTCAAGTTCAGAAATCGGGATATCGCGTCAGCTCCAACTGAAAGCCTTGGGCAATGGGGTCGTCCCGCAACAGGCGGCGACCGCGATCCGGATCATGGCTGAAAACCAGCAATTGTTCGAATACGAAAACTTAGGTGGCGTCGCGTAAGAGCGTGGCGGGTTCCTGCGCCAACAGGAACCACACCACTAAACCCCAACACTCTCTTATTTACTACCCAAACCACTAGGAGAAAAAATGATGGTGGAGTCTACCCGAAACAGTAGAGCACGGACGCTGTTTGCCCTAATGGAGGGCGGTGGTGCGTGCGTTGCAATGTTCGGCGCGCTGGCAATGAAGTCTCCGGATAATCCGGTTGGTTGGGCGTGGAACATTTGCCTACCCCTCATTTTCGGCGGTCTCGCCGCGTTCGTCGCCGGACGCGCTTTCGGTCGTCGTTTGGAGGAGGAGCGATGATCTGGCCAGGCGAGCGCGCGCACATCCCAACTGACCCGCCAGAACACACAAACGGCGACGAAGACAACGACCCGTACGCCTACAGCGACGAAGAGTATGAGGAATGGCGGGATCGTCAAATGGAGCAAGACGACTATGACGACTAACCCGTTTACCGCCGGGGTTTACCCGGATATCCCGGAACTTGACTACCACTCGTGCACATTCGGGCCTGTTGATTCTCTTTCGTCCACGGAAGCGAAACGCCTACTCAACTGCCCTGCCTTATACAGGTGGGAAAAAGACCACCCGACCAAACAGAAGGCTGTGTTTGATTTTGGGCATGTTGTCCACGCTCTTGTTTTGGGTGCGGGGTTGAACCTGTACGTGCATGAGCATGAGAGCCTGCGCACCAAGACCGCACGTGAGGACATTGAAGCCCACCGCGCATTCGGTGAGGTGCCTATCTCGTCGGCTGACTTTAAGCGTGCGCAAAACGCGGCAGACGCTGTCTTCAACCATCGTGTGGCGGGCGAACTGTTCGAAACCGGCACCCCAGAGCAATCCATCTACTCCCAAGATGAGAAGACCGGGGTTTGGCTTCGGGGCAGGATCGACTGGGAAACCAACGGAACACTCGTTGATGTGAAGACTACGCGCGACGCTAACCCGAGCGTGTGGCGCAGGCAGGCAGCAAACCTTGATTATCCGCTTCAGGCCGCGTGGTACCGGACGATGTGGGAACAGGTCACCGGCCACGCGCCTCGTTTCTTGCATGTCCTTGTGGGGGTTGAAGAGCCTCATCTTGTCAGCGTCGTCGAAATGGACGCGGAATTCCTGCAAGCCGGGCAACAGCGTATGCGCATGGCGATTGACGCGTTTGATACCTGCCGGACTTTTAACACGTGGCCCGGCTACGCCGACAGGGTGCACACGTTGAGCGCACCCCTTTGGTACTTGAATACCGAACTAGGACAAGACGATGAATGAGAATCAAGAATCAAAAACAGAATCGAGCGTTGAGGCTCGTTTTGCCCTAGCCCTCCGGGACTGTCATAATCCCGAGCTCGATGGGTTTAACCCACATTTCAAGAACAGGTTTGCCACCCTCAAATCAACCCTGAATGTCATCCGTGAGGCATGTAAAGCCCATGGGATCTCATACACGCAAAGCATCGGAGAAATTAACGGGCAACCGGCGTTGAAGTCCGCCGTGTATTCCATGGATGGGAGTTTCCTGCCCCTGTCGAATATGCCGATGGAACACCAGTCGAACCCGCAGGCGTTCGGATCAGCCCTCACCTACGCGAAGCGTCAGGTGGCGCAAGCCGACTGGGGTATCACCGGCGACCCTGACGACGACGCAGAACAAGCCTCAACACCCCCAAGGCCGGAACTATCCGAAGGCGCGATCTACGACTGCGACGACGTGAACCAGCTACGTGAATGGTGGAAGCAATACCCACACATGCAAACCGCAATACGCGCGCGCGTAGAAGCCCTCACCGCCCTCCAACAGCAGGCAGGCCGCTCATGACAAAGATTTACATTTCCGGGCCCATGACGGGACGCCCGGACAATAACATCGACGAATTCAACAAAGCCGAAGACCAACTACTCAAAGCCGGGTACGAGGTGTTAAACCCGACCAGCAACGGGCTGGCAGACACCGCGCTCTATGAAGACCATATGCGCGCCGACCTGCGGATGCTGACCATGGCAGACGCGTTAGCGTTCCTCCCCGGCTGGGAGAGGTCACGCGGTGCTCGCCTTGAAATCGAGGTAGCGCACCTGCTGAACATTCCCGTCCGCCCGGTGTCGGATTACGTGATGGGAACAAGCGCATGGACTTAGATTCATTGAACGATTTTGTTGTCCCGTCGTTTGAAAACATTGCCCTGTGCACCCAAATTGGAGAACCCGAATGGTGGTTCGACGTGCACGCTGGTCTTAAAAAGTTGGCGCGCAAAACCTGCTATCTGTGTCCAGCGTTTGCTGAGTGTCGGGCAGAAAACGATCGTATCGAAACCCAAGGTGCGGAATCTTTGTATGGGATCTTCGCGGGTGAAAACCCGAGCGAACGCAAGGCGCGCCGTAAAGCCGAGAGCAACAATAAGCCCGCCTCTAAAGGCGGTACGCGAGCGAATGTGCCATGTGTGGGTGAGGTCGCGTGACCGGGATGCAGGAACTCATTATCGAGGTGCCCGACAACGAGTGGCTCACGGAAAACAAGTCCACCAACATATACGCGAAGGCGCGAGCACGGAAGGAGCTCCGACATCGCGGCTACATGTACGCGCGATCCCAGAAGCTCACGCCCATGAGCCGAGCCTTCTGCACCGTCTACGTGAAGGGACGCACAGCCGGACGCCTCGACCCTGCGAACGTGGAGCCGACGGTGAAGCCGCTCATCGACGGCCTCGTCGACGCAGGAGTGCTGCCCGACGACGACGCCGACCACTTGAAGATCGCGTTCGATCGTGATCCAGGTCGGCACCGACGCGGATTCCGTCAACTGCGGTTCGTCCTCATCGAGCAGGAGGTGCCGTTCTGATGCGACGCCCGCCGTACCCGCGCACCACGCCCATCCGCTCCAACCACGCCTGCCCCAGGTGCGGCGCATGGAGCCCAGACCCGTGGGACCAGAAGAAACCCCACCACTGCCAGCCCAAACCAGACCACAGGAAGGAGGAAGACGATGTGGGCAAAAATTGACGACAACCTCTGGGCGCACCCTAAGTGGGTCAGCCTGCCCGATTCAGCAAAAGCCCTATGGGTGACCGCCCTGTCTTATTGCGCCTGCTATGAGACCGATGGCCACGTTCCGACTCACGTATTACTCACACTCTCCTCAAATAAGAACCGCAACCGCCTCATAGGTGCGCTCGTAAAAGCGGGGCTTTGGGAGCCAGTTGATGACGGGTATGTGTTCCACGACTGGGAACACTACCAGCCGACAAAAGCGCGGAAAGACGCGGAAAGAAAGGACAAACGCGACCGTATGCGCGCCCTCCGTGCCCAACGTGTTACCAGTAACAAGCCGGTAACAGATTCGGACGTTACTAGTAAGTTACCCACCCCCGACCCGACCCGTCCCGAAGTAGCTAAAGCTACTTATATGGGGGGCGCTTCCGCAAACGCGGAAGACCCCACGCCCACAAAACGACGCACTCGAAAAACCAGGCTCCCCGACAACTGGCAACCCAACGACACGCACCACGCGACCGCCCACAGGCTCCATCTCAACATCGACTCTGAAGCCGAAGACTTCCGCAACCACGCGCAAGCCCAAGGCCGTCGCCTCGTCGACTGGGATGCCGGATTCAGGTCATGGCTCAAAAAATCCGCTGAGTATGCCCAGGAACGCCAAGGCCGCCAAGGCGCTTATCGGAACCAAGCCACCACAACATCCGAACGCGTCCAAGGCTGGATCGAACTCGGTCAACAATTCGCCCAAACTCCTAGAAAGGAAATCCGGGCATGACACCCCAAGAAGCCGCCGTCGTCCTCGGCAAGTGCGCGGCCTACGACAACCGGCGCCCCGACCCGGCAACAACCGCCGCATGGGCTGAAGCACTCGACCCGAATCTGACCCTCGCTGACGCTCTGGCAATCGTCCGCGACCATTACGCCGAATCGCGGGATTGGATCATGCCCGCCGACATCAATCACCGATCCAGAGACATCCGCCGTCAGCGGATCAAGAACGCCCTGAATAACCAGACGCTGACCCCAGACGGCCTCGGGGATGAGCCGGATCTGGAGATCGCGTGGAAGAAAGCGCTCATGCAGGGCTTGGGTGATGGCCTCGACCTCGACGCCGCGTCCTCTGCCGCGTGGCAGGCGATCGGTCGTACTCCCCCGCCTGAGCTTGAGACAAGCTCTCGCAACGTCTGCCCTCAACTCCGAAAGGCATAACCCCCATGACCCACAACCTCAAGCCCTGGGAAAAAACCCACGCATTTACCGGCGCCAACCAGCAATTCACTAGCGACAACTGGAACGATCCGTTCATCAACCTTTTCCGCGAAGCCTTCGCTCCCGCCGAAAACGTAGAAACCCCCATCACCGTCGGGAACCTCACCGTCCGCCACGAATGGCACAACGACCAGAACTACTACCTCATCGAAGACGGCTACGAAGTCCTGTACGTCATGAGCTTTTACAAGCACCGGGGCAGGACTGAAGCGTTCTACGAGGCTGACACGGGCGACCCGGTCGCGCTCGACGTCGCGAAGGACCTCTACAGGCAGATGACCGACCCCTACTTCGCCTGACCAAGGGGAACACCCATGACCCGCACGCGCAGACATGCCCCAAAAACGCGCTGTAAGGCACCTAGGGCGCGCGAACAGCCTCTAAACGCGTCTACGGCTATTCAACGTGTGAAAGCCCGTCAGAACAGCATCTAAACCCCTTAACGACCACCCCTGAAAGGAAACACACGATGACCATCGCAAACCTGCCCAACTGGTTCCACACATTCCAAAAAGAACTCAACGACGACATCAACAACGGAGCAAAATACGACTGCACCCGCAAACCCGGAATATACGTCATCGCCTATAAAACCCAGGAGTCAACCACCCACGAAAACGCCGACGACTACATATTCATCCTCGACGGCGAAAAATGCGCGTTAAACGAAATCATTAAACGCCTCGTCGAATTCGATCCAGTACACACCCTTTATGACACGACCCTAGAAAAAACCGGGCTCATGATCGACGCACACAAACCCTGCTATGGAGAATACTGCGACTGTGACCCCGTAGAGTTCGAATCGATCGACGACGTAAAAGACCTCGCCCAAAACCATCCAGGCGAATTCGACGACCTCATCAGCCACCTGTGCCTGGAAGAAGACCCCTGCGCCACCTACCCGGAACAGCTAGAAAAACTCAAGAACTACGCCCAAGAACAAGGCATCAACGTCGGAATCGACATCATCCCCGTACACACCGTGCAACGCTACCGTGAAGATCAATTCTTCCTCACCCGCAAATCATGCGAACGCCATATCAAAAAACACGCTCACAAATACTACGGACATAATCACCACGCATACGCCGAATACCCCTACCGCAACGACGAATACATGCGCCTCGTCGCGCTCCTCGCGTCAATCGACTTAGAAAAATCAACAATCGTTATCGATAAAACCCGGTACGACTACCTCAAAGACCGGTAATCCGAACGCAACAACATCCACATTGCGCGCGAACTCATCATCAGCAACACACACAGGAAGAAAGAACACGCACCATGACATGTGAAACCACCATCGAAGGCACCATCAGCGAACCCACAATCCGCTACACCCAAACCGGGAAAAGCCTCCTCGAACTCGGCATCGCCTGCACACCCAGACGCAAAAACAAAAACACCAACCAATGGGAAGACGACGGCGCACCCCTCTGGATCAACGCCACCCTCTGGGACGACGACGCCGACCGCTACGGCGACCTCCTCCACAAAGGAGACCGAATCATCGCCACCGGCACACTCGCCCGAGAAGAATTCACACGCAACGACGGAAGCAAGGGCGAAAAACTCCTCCTACGCTTCCCCAAGATCGCCATCGTCCCCAAGAAACACGACCAGCAGGCGTTGAACACTCAAGCCTCATACCCCACGCAGGGGCAGCAAGGACAATTCCCCGCCACCCCGCCGTTCTAACACCACCAAAACAACGGTGGGCAGGTAGTCCGTTGGGTTACCTGCCCACCCTGTTGACGGGTAGTAGGCCGGATACAGATTTGTGAGGGGTGGATGCTAGGAGTTGGCGAGTTGGCAGACGCGAGAGCGAGACAAGCCCATAATGTAGCTAATATCTGCCAGAGAATAGTTGGCCTCTTTGAGCGCTCGTATTGCTTTTCGGGACGCTACGGAGGCCGCTTTGGCGGATTCTTCAGCTGTTTTAGATGCTGCGATGGATTGTTTTACTTGGGCGGCTTGCTCTATCTCAGGGACGATAGTGATGTTCCAGGTGGAGTGATCGACGTCTTCTTCCATCGTGTCGAGGTAGTCGATTACTTGCTCGCGGGCTTTGGGAAGAGTGCGCACTTGTGTCCAGATGTCGTCACCGTTCCACAGTTCCCAGCCACCGCTCCAGCGGCGGGCGGTGATGGTTATCGTGTTCATTTTGTGTTCCTTTTACTTGCTTCGATTGTTTTGAGTGCTTTGCGGGTGAGGCCTGGGGAGATTTCGCGGGCTTGGGTGATGGAAACACTGAAAGGCCCGTTTGACCATATTTCGTGGTCGCCTTTGCCTTGGCGTGAAGTGAAGCCTGCTTGTTTGAGGAGTGTGGTGAGTTTTCGGTATGGCATCGGCTTCGTCATACATAAATATTAACACCTATTAACAATAGTGTCAAGGGGTATATACAGCAAAAGAGGGGGAAAGGCCAATGCACAAAACAACACCACAAACCAAAACAACACGCCCCACCCCGAACACCACCAAGATCAATGAGGAACCAGCATGAGGATCGCGCTCACCATCAGCCTCAACATCGACCGAGACCAGCAAACGCTAGAACCCGAACCATCAGGCTCCGAAGCCCTCATCGAACACGCCAACCACGACAGCACACCCCGAATGCTCGGATTCACAGCAAACACACCCGAGGAGCACGCATGACCAACCCCAAACAGGCCGCCCGCCAGCTTAGAGACCTCGCCACGTGGGCGCCCCTCCTTAGCGACACCATCACCACCCTCACAAGCCCCCGCGTCACCATCACGACCCACTCACACAGCGCAGGCTACGATCTCGGTGACCTCATCGCCCCCAGTGTTGACGCCGAAAGTGACGGAGTCGCAGCTATCCGCACCCATGCGCAAATCGCCGCATGGGCGACACGCTGGGTCGCTACCACTGGCATTACCTACACAGGCAACCCTCTCCACGCCATCGCCGATAACGCACATCACCTCGCCGACACCTGGGACGACTGGGACGCTTTTGCTGACGAGCTAGCAATCCTTCATGGGCGCATAGCAAAGATGACGGGGCACTCGCCGCGCATTATCGGCCCCTGCCCCGAGACCGGATGCACCGAATACGCCACCCAAGCCCAAACGCGCCACGGAGCAGAAGGCCCCCTCGAATGCCCACGTGGTCACACCTACCATGACGTCGCCGACTACATCGAAGCGACCAAAGCCTCAGACCGGAACCTCCTCCAGAGTGTCACTGACCTCGGTATTCGCGTGAGCGTCGCTCAATTCCTCACCATATGGCCGTCCTTGTCGAAGGACGATGTGCACAACTGGACTCGCACCGGCAGACTTACGCTCACTGATACCCGCCCGCAGACCCTCAGCCTCGCCACCGCAAACCTCCTCGCGCGACGCCTGATAGAGGGGCGAGTGAAAAGAAACACCCCAATAGACTTGCCAAACAACAAGGCTACAATGTAGAATAAACTTGTCAAACAGAGAGGAGGTGAAACACAATGAACAAGGAACTCAAGAAGCTCATCAAGGCAATCGAAACCGCAGGCTTTAAGACCCAGACCGCAAAAAGCGGACACATCAAGGTCTACAACGAAGAAGGCACACTCCTCACAATCTTCTCCGGAACACCCAGCGACTGGCGCAGCATCCAGAACTCGCTCCGCCCCTTGAAGCGTCTCGGGTTCCGCTGGAAATAGCGGAAACCCCTCCGAGTCGGGAAGCAAGCCAAGTGCCTCCCGGCCCAGAGGGGCCCGCACACCACACTACCAAAACGAAAGGACACATCAATGCCCACCAACTACAACGCCACCATCACCACACGACACCTCACCGAAACCGACATCGACCACTACATCGAAGCACTCAACACCTACCACGTCGCCGTCTCCAACCCCCGTGCAGGCGAAGGGCAGATCATTCTCACCATCCCCGCCAACACTCTCACACAGGCAATCCAGACCACCCAGGCAATCGCCACAAGCGCCGGAATCACCATCGACGCCCTCACCATCGAAACCACCGAACGCTTCGACACCCTCGCCAACGAGATTCCCATGCCCAAACTCATCTCAGTCACCGAAGCGGCCCAGCTCCTCAAAGTCTCACGCCAGGCCATCCTCCAGCGCATCACCGCCCACACCATCCCCGCAACCAAAATCGGCGACACCTGGGCAATCCCTCGCGCAGCTATCAAAAAATGCTAAAATACCCCCAGAACCAAGGCACAACTGTCTCTAATCACAACTAACCCCCGTAGGCGGATCGACTCCACCCACGGGGGTTAACTCATACCCACGCCGCTTTTCCGGCCAAAAAACAGGAAAGCATGGAAGGGGGAAAATGACCGCCACAACACCGAAACGGCCAGGAAAAAAACGCGCCGAACGAATGGCAAAAGCACTCAAACTCCGCGAAGCCGGATCCACATACGAACAAATCGGCAACATCCTCAACATATCCCTCACCCAAGCACACCGAGACGTAACCGACGCCCTCCACCTCACCATCCAAGAACCCGCAGACCAACTCCGCGAAACAGAAGCCCGCCGCCTCGACACGCTCATGCGCTCCCTATGGCGAAAAGCCACCGACACCGACTCCCCCCAACAACTCGGAGCAATCGACCGGATCATCCGAATCCAAGAGCGGCGCGCCAAACTCCTCGGCCTCGACACGCAAGGCGGAGAAGGCGGAACCGCCGAGGTTGCCTCGATGCTCAATCAACTACTAGGACAGGATCCAACACAATGAGCGCCGTCGAATTTATGCGGTGAGTGAGGGGAATCTATGTCGATCTCTGACCGGCAGAGAACAGCGTGGCTCGCTTTCAAAGATCCGCAGACGCGATTCGTTCTTCTTGACGGCGCAATCCGATCCGGGAAAACCGTCGTCGCCTGCCTCGCATGGCTCGACTGGATCCCAACCACACCACAAGGCCACCTCGCCATCATCGGCAAAACCCGTGCCACCGTTACCAGAAACGTCCTCGACGTCATCCGAATGATCCACCCACACGCCATCGGAAAATACACGTCGAAAAGCGACCAGGTGACGATCATGGGGCGCACCGTCCAAGTCATCGGCGCGAACGACGCGCAAGCAGAAAGCAAAATCCGCGGCCTCACTCTCGCCGGAAGCATGGTTGACGAAGCCACGCTTCTCCCTGAACCAATGTTTGTCCAGCTCCTCGGACGACACTCAATAACGGGCGCAAAAATGATCGCCACCACCAACCCTGACAGCCCAGCCCACTACCTCCGGGCGCGCTACATTGACAGGATCGAACGCGGCGAACTCCCCGACTGGCGGATCTTCCATTTCACGATGGACGACAACCCCGGGTTGACAGATGAGTATCGGGATTCCGTCAAGCGCGAGTTCACCGGCCTCTGGTACAGGCGCTTCATCCAAGGCGAATGGGTTAGCGCCGAAGGCGCGGTCTATGACATGTGGGACCCCACCACACACGTCACCCCATGGGAACAATTGCCCCGCATGGTGGACTGCTACGCGGTCGGCATCGACTACGGCACCCAAAACCCAACCGCCGCCCTCATCCTCGCAATGGGCGAAAACGGGCACCTATATCTTGCAGACGAATTCAGGGTCGACGCAACCAATCGCGGACACGGCACATGGACAGACCGCGAACAATCCGAAGCCCTCCTGCGCTGGTTGAAGGAAGAACAACACTTCCCACACCCAGAAAACGCCGACCTGCATCCTCGGCGCCTGATCGTAGACCCCGCCGCCGCATCGTTTAAGGTTCAGCTCCAACAAGACAACGCATGGGGGTTGACCGACGCGGACAACGACGTGCTCTACGGTATCCGCCTCACCGCTAATGGCTTGGCCTCCGGTTGGCTCCACGTCAGCGACCGTTGCACCGGGTTTATAGCCGAAGCACCCGGATACTCATGGGACCCGAAAGCCCAACTTGCCGGAACTGATAAACCCATCAAAACCGCCGACCACAGCCTCGACGCCGCCCGCTACGCGCTCACAACTACCGAACGCCTATGGCGACCCACAATCGAACGCACACTACACACCCAATGAAAGGGGCCACCCATGGCATTGCCCGCAAACAACACGCAATGGCCTCCCACCGCGTGGGCAACCCCATTGGCGGACATGCGCCGGTGGGAAGCATGGTGGACGGGCGACCCCCAGAAACTCGCCAAAGCCTACGCCAACGACACTGAATCAGGGTTTGAGGACGTTATCGGAACGCGCGCCAACGGGAAACTCGTCCGCCGATGGTTCCACGGGCGCAAAACCAACACCAACGCGCCCGCATCTTCACGCCATGACCTACACGTCCCGATTGCAAGCGACTTGTGCGCGACCAGCGCCGACCTGCTCTATTCTCAGCCGCCGACGATCCAAACCGGGCACGAAACAACCGACCAGCGGATCAGCGAATACTTCACCAACGGGCTCGCAGACACGCTCCTCGAAGGCGCAGAAACCGGGGCCGCCCTCGGTGGCCGGTACATGCGCGTCACATGGGACCCCGCGATCTCGGCCATGCCTTTTTTGACCACCGTAGACGCAGACCACGCTATCCCCGTGTTCCGCTGGGGCCGTCTCGTCGCCGTCACCTTTTGGACAACCCTAGAAACAGACTCCACCACCGTATGGCGTCACTTCGAACACCACGAACTCGACGCGAACGGGCGCGGTATCGTCTCCCACGCCCTCTATTCGGGGACAGCAACAAGCGTCGGCACCTCCCGGCCTTTGACGGAACACCCCGCCACCGTGGGACTCGCAGACAGCGTGGACGACCACCAACAGGCCACCGAGGGGATCACCCCCGGACTACTGGTCGCCTACATTCCGAACATCACCCCACAACGCAGGTGGCGACACATCCCCCAAGCCCGAATGCTTGGACGCAGCGACCTCGACGGGCAAGAACCCCTCATGGACGCACTCGACGAGGTCTACACCAGCTGGATGCGGGACATCCGTCTAGGTAAGGCACGCATACTCGCCGACGCCAACATGCTAGAACAAACCAGCGACGGCCAGACCGTGTTCAACCTCGACCGTGAAGTCTTTACACCACTTGAAGGGCTCGCCGGAACCATGCGCGACACGGTACCGATCCAGGCTCAACAGTTCGCTATCCGCGTGGCAGAACACCAACAGACCGCCGTCGACCTCATTCACCGGATCATCCGAGGCGCACGCTATTCCACCAGCACATTCGGGGACGTGCAAGACTCCGACATCACGGCAACCGAAGTCAAAGCCCGCGAAAAAACGACCATGACGACGCGCGACCGGAAAATCAGGATCGAAACCACCGCCCTCCAGCAATTGGTCTCCAAAATGCTCACCATCGACCAGACCGTGTTCAACACCCCCGGACTGCAACCCGGCGGCGTAAAAGTCACCTTCCCAGACATGGAAGACGCTTCACCTGCCGACCTTGCGAACACGGCCGCGACCATGCGCTCTGCGCAACTCCTCTCCCTACAAACCGGCGTGGAAATGATCCACCCCGACTGGGATACCACCCAAGTAGCCGACGAAGTCCAACGCCTCCTCGACGCCCAACCACTCGCAAGCCCTGACCAGTGGCAACCCGGAAAGGTGACCGACGATGGCGAAAACGAAGAAGAGGACACCACCAACAAGTGACCCACGGTGGGCGGAGCTCTCACCCGAAACACTTCAACAGATTCGGGCGGAAATGCTCGCCCACCAGGTAGGCAACCTCGTCGCAGCGTCCGAAACACATCTTGCGCGGATCATCCGCAAAAGTATTGACGCTGACAGGGGCGCGCCAGCCTATGAGGTCCAACGACTCGGCGAACTCGCCCAATTTCACGCCCAACTCGCCCAAGCGGTAGGCCAAGACTGGAAGACAATCATCGAAGCCGCCCAGCAGGTGATTGACGACGCGCGAGAAGCCGGGCAGGGTATGGCGTGGGCTGACCTCAACGAAGCCGGGTATGAGCCACCAGAGCACATGGTGCGCGGGTTAGACCGGATCGCCGCCGACACGCTCCGAACCATCACCGGACTGCCCGCCCTCGTGTTGCGAGACGTGTTGGACGTGTACCAGAAGACAATGGCCGTACCGGTCGCCCAAACCGTCACCGGCGCCACCACAAGCCGCGCGGCTATGCGCAACGCCCTAGCGGACTACCTCGACCGGGGGATCAGCACGTTCACGGACAAGACCGGGCGAAACTGGCGGATCGACTCCTATGTGGAAATGGCAGTCCGAACAGGTGCGATGCACGCGTTCCGGGGCTCATACGCCGACCAGCTCAACGCCCTCGGCCTTGACCTCGTCATGGTCACCGGCAACGAATACACGTGCCGATTGTGTGCGCCCTATCAGGGGAAGATTCTTAGCCTGTCAGGCGCGAACACTGGCACCGTTAAGGTTGAGCACGCGACCCGCGACGGGGTGATGGTGCCCGTCACCGTTACTGCAAGCGTGGAGGAAGCCAAAGCTAAAGGCTTGTTCCACCCGAATTGCACGCACATTACCCGCGCTTTTTTCCCGGGTTTGACGACCACCAGCCATGGGCGCGAAAACTCCACGGTGTACGAAGCCTCGCAGAAACATCGCGGACATGAGCGCGAAATCCGACGCCTCAAACGCGACCTAGAGGCCACGTTTAACCCCGATGAGCAAACGAAACTCCGACGCCAGATCAACATGCACCGGGCAAAAATCCGTGAACTCGTCGCACAGCACGAACCGTTAGCGCGCTTGCGGTACCGGGAAGCAAACATGAAACCCGGTTACCGGAACCCGATACCGCAAACCCCTAACAAATAGGGAGTTCCGTGCGCTTAAACCAAGACCCTATCCGACACCCACACCAATGAAAGGGAATGCCCCTATGGCAGAGTCAACCGCAACCGAAGCGACAACGGAAAACACGAGCGAAACCGCAGAAGAGGCCACTGCGCCACTTCAGCAGGAACCTGCTCCCACCGTGAAGACTGAACCAGCGCCGGAAGCAGTGGCGGAACACGCGCCCACCGAAATCACCACCGGCGAAGCCATCCTCCAAGCACTCACCAAAGCCCTCGGCATGGACGAAACCAAAACCACCATTGAGGAAGTCACCGCCCAATACACGGCAGAAAAAACCGGCAGAGAAACCGCCCAAAGGCTCCTCGACGTGTACAAGGCCGCCAACGGTATCGCAGACCCGGACATGCTCACCGACTCAAAACGGTTCACCGACTCACTTGAAGACGTGAACACCAGCGACCAGGCGGCATTAGCCGACCATATTAAACAGTTCGTTGCCGATAACCCGCGTTTCGCGCTCACCCAGCCCAGCGGCAGTTCAACCGTGGACCCCAGCAACACCGGCACGCAGACCACCACCGTTGAAGAGTTCCGCAAGATGAACGGCCAACAGCGCAACGCCCTCTACCAGTCCAACCCGGACTTGTATGAGCAGTTACGCGCCACCGCGTAACCCAATTAGCCCCAGACCCCACCCAATCACACACGAATTCGTGAAAGGAGGTAGCCCCATGGCTACCACGCTCTCAACCAACCTATACGCCCCGGACGTGTGGGCAGACCTGACCGCCGAACAGTTCCAGGACAAGGCAATTATCGCCACCTCTTCGGCTGTCCTGACCCGCGATGACCTCGTCGGCAACCCCGGTGAGGTTATCCAGTTCCCGAAGTGGAACCTGCTCACCGACCTCGACGACCTCACCGAGGGTGTTGCCATGACCACCGAGGAACTCACGCAGTCGTCCTCGATGGCAACCATCAAGGAAGCCGGTAAGGCCGTCGAGTTCTCCGAAAAGGCACAGCTCGTCGGCATCGGCAACGTGCAGGACGAGGCTATCCGCCAGTTCGGTATCCTTTCGGCCCGCAAGGTCGACAAGGATCTCATTACCGCCGCCACCGCGACCATCACGGATGGGATCGTGAACAAGAAGACTGGCACCAAGACGAACTCCGACCCGCTCAAGCACACCATCACCGGCGCCGCCTTGACGTGGGATGAGATCGTGAACGGCCTTGAAAAGTTTGGCGATGATTTTGAGCCGTCAGAGTTCTCGGGCCTCTACATTCGCGCCGAGCAGCGGTCGCAGATCATGAAGGACGCTCAGTTCATCAAGGCCAGCGAAGTGTCTGCGGGCGGTGAAGGTTCCATCGTTCGCCGTGGCTTTATCGGCCTTATTGCCGGTATGCCCGTGTATGTCACCAACCGCCTCGAAGCCAAGCACGCGGTGATCTTGAAGAATGCTTCCCTTGGGTTGTTCTACAAGAAGCGCCCCGAGGTGAAGCGCGACGAGGACATCCTCAAGCGCACCATTGTGACGACCACGAACATGCACTACGCGGTCAAGCGCCTCAACGATAAGGGTGTTCTTGACCTGACGATTGGCGGCTGACATGTTGCTTCGTCGTTATCACAAGCAGCCTGAGCCGGTTGAAGAATCAGAACAGGTTGAAGAACCAGAGCCGGTTGAAGAACCAGAACCGGTTGAAGAACCAGAACCGGTTGAAGAACCAGAGCCGGTTGAAGCCACGCCCGCGCCCAATCGGGCTAAGAAGGGCTAATAGTCGTGGTGCCCGCTCACACCAAAACGCTGGAAGTGATGGTTTGGGACATAGGGGACACTCCCAGCGCGGGCGGGCACCACACCCCCACATTTCATGTTTTAACGCCAGAAAGGGGCGGACACGGTGACCACACTCGAAGACTGGCAGGCGTGGGCTAAAAACAACGGGGAACCTACCACAACACCGGAAAACATGAGTAAGCTCCTACGGTCGGCTGACCGGCTTCTGGCTCTCACGTTCCCCCACACGCTCATGCGCGCAGACGAGAACACCCGCGCGTCGTTCGTGGAAGCCGCGTGCGTGCAAGCCATGTTTTGGCATGATAACCAAATCACCCCGTTTAATCCCGGTGTCGCCGCGTCGGGTACGGTTGCCTCGTCCAGTCTCCTGTCCGGTTCGGTGTCATTCGCGGGCGCAGAAACAACTGTCAACGCGCGCAACGCGTACGCCACGCGCGTGTGCCCGGAAGCTGTCGCAGTCCTCAAACTCGCCGGCATCTACCCCGCTCCCGTTGGGGTGATCGGCTAATGAGTTTCAACCCCCTCGACATCTTCGGTGTGCATACCGTGACCATGAGCCGGACAATACAAACACCTTACGGGTTCCAGCCCGGCGAAGAAACCACGGTCACCGGGTGCTTCGTCGTCGAACGCATCCACCAGGTGCGAGCCAAAGACGGGACACTAGTCGCCTCTAGCGCACAAATCGCCATGCCACCAGAAACCCACATCAGCATGGACGAAGAAACACTCATCACGCTCCCGAGTGGGCGAACCGGCAGAGTCTTATCCGTCGCACGATCCAACCCCAATGGCTTACCCATGCCAGATTATATGGAGGTGTCCATCGAATGAGCGCAACAATCCGCATGGAGTGGCACGGCCCCAAAGTAATCGACATGACCCGCGACGCCGGAATGCGTGGACTCACGAAAGCCGGGCACCACCTGTTATCGGAAGCCGTAAACCAAACGCCACTCAGAGACGGCATTCTCCGCGGTTCTGGCGCGGTTAGTCGCCCGGATAGGGAAACAGTCGCCGTCTCGTTCGACACCCCCTACGCGGTGCGACAGCATGAGGAATTGGGGTACAACCACCCGAAGGGCGGTAAAGCCAAATACCTCGAAGACCCACTACACGACGAGGACGCGACGATGAGGGCGCTAGTGGCAGTAGAAATATGGCGGGCCCTGAGATGACGGCCACCGACATTATTAACGCCATTGGAACCCATTTAAGCAACCAAAAGGTTGCGTACTGGCCCGGCCTAACCGGCACATATCCGAAGACCAGCCCAATCCCGCCCGTGTTCGCGAAGCGTCTCCCACCCACGCCGGTAACCGCGTTCGCGATCAACGTCTACCACATCACCCCACCCGCACCAGACGAAACCGTCTGGCGCTACCGGGTACAAATCCGTAGCCGCGCCCCACTGAACGCCGACACCAACGCGGACAAGGCGCTCAACGTGTTACACGCCATACACAACCAAACATGGGATGGCGTGCACGTCGCCCGCGTCCTACACGAGTCCACCGCCCAACTCGGCGCAGACCCATCAACCGGCGTAGACGAACGCACCGACAACTACCTGCTGGAGGTCACCCCATGACACCCACCAACGACCCCGAACCAAAAACCACCGAAACGACCGAAACGGAGGCAACCATGCCAGAACCCGCCAACACCACCCCTGAAACCACGCCCGGATTCTCCTACGAATACGGCGTAGACATCTACCTTGAAGACGGCTCAAAGTGGCAGCCCGTCCGCTTCGCGACCGCGATCAACCCGACCGTGTCCGCGAAGGAAGAAGACGGCGCAACCTACGACGACCACGGCGCAGACCACCCCATCCGAACGGGCGAAACCGTCCAGCTCGAATTCTCCGTCCAACAGCACCGCATGGCAGACGGGAACTTCCTGCCCGAAGTTGAAGTGCTCCTCGCCGCCGCTGGCCCTGACGGTAAGGGCGGTCAGACCATCAAGGCACGCTACTACGACAAGCCCGTGAACGTCCCCCCGAACCCGAAGGAAGCCTACGAAATCGCCTGCACCGTGTCGGCAGCGAACCGTTCCAACACCGGTAACAACGGTCTCGGCGGCTGGTCGTTCACGTTGAAGGGTCAGGGTGCGCGTAAGCGCATCACCAACCCGGCTACGACACCCCAGCGGTAACCCCGTTGTCTTGGTGGGGCGGGCTTTTCCTCCTGCAATTTTTTCACCCGCCCCACCACCCCCATGTTCCCCTAATTTTTTGTGAAAGGTTCCCACCATGCCCCTCAACCTCACCTCCTACTTGCCTCAGCCGTTCGAGATGGAAGCCGACCGGTGGACGATCACCAGCCCCGTCCCCTCCGCGCGCGTGGGCAAACTCATCGCAGGTTTCCAAGCCTTGCAGGCTGAACAATTCCGACGCGCTAACGCCGGTGAACCACTACTAAACGCGGAAACCATCGACGGGTGGCCAGAAAACTTCGAAGACGTCACTGACATGGTTCTCGGCACCCAGCAGGTGCAGGAGTTGAAAGACGACGGGTGCCCGCCCACGTTCCTGTTTATCGCCACATGGGGCGCAATCGCCTACTGGGCAAACGGCGGAGACGAAGACGCTGCCGAACTGTTCGTCAAACAGCTCATGGGAGCTAACGGAGAACCAGAAGCCAAGCCACGCCCAAAAGGCTCGAAACACTCCAAGACTGGCAACCCTACGGCGTAGGTGACCCGATTGGCACCGGCGAAGATGGCACCCCCATTTACGCCGACTACCGTGTACCAGACGACCTTAAACCGGTCGCCGAACCAACAGGAAAACGCCTGTCATGGTGGTGGCTCATGCGCCACTGGGAGCATGTTGTCGCCGACCTTGCACAAACCTACCGCGTGAACGAATGGACCCAAGAAACGCAGGACATGCCGTGGCCGGTGTTCAGGAGCCTTGTTTTCAGTCTCTTCGATGACGACCAGACCCGCGTCAAACGGTTGTTCGACCAATAACTAGTTTACGAACTACAGAATGGAGCCAGTAGTGTCTTTCAACGTCGGCAAGCTCGCCGCCTACCTGACCCTCGATTCTTCAGGCTTCGACAAAGGCATAGACAACGCGGGCAAACGTTTTACCGGCCTCACCACCAGCGTTAAAGGCGGGGCTCAAACTATCGCCACCGCTCTGACTGCCACCGCGGCCGGTATGACAGCAATCGGCGTAAACGCAATAAAAACGGGCGCGCAATACAACATTCTCCAGCAGAATAGCCGCGCCGCCCTGCAAACTGTTCTGGGTAGCCAGAAGGCCGTCAATGAGCAGATGGAAAAGCTCAACGCGCTCGCCTCCAAGTCCCCGTTTAGTAAGAGCGTTTTTATTAGCGCTCAGCAGCAGTTGTTGGCGTTCGGCATGGACGCGAAGAAAGTTATCCCCGTCCTTGACGCGGTCCAGAACGCGGTCGCAGCAACCGGCGGATCGTCTCAGAAACTGGGCGAGATCACCTACGTGTTGGCGCAGATCCAAGCAGCCGGGAAGATCACCGCAGTTGACCTTATGCAGCTTGGCCAGCGTGGCATAGACGCGGCAACCCTCATCGGTAGCCAGATGGGCAAAACCGGCTCCGAAATTCGCCGGGACATCACCAACGGCACATTATCCGCCTCAGACGCTCTCGACGCGCTCACCAAGGGAATGCAAGCCAAGTTCGGTGGCACAACCGACAACATTAAACAACAATGGACAGGCGCAACCGACCGTATCCACGCGGCATGGCGCGATACAGGCGCTATCCTCGCTCGCCCATTCATTGACCCTAACGGTGGCGGTAAAGCTGTCGAATGGGCAAACCTTGTCGCCGACAATATGCGCCAAGTCCAAAAGAAAGTACAGGACGTTTCCGACATTGCCGAACGTCGTTTCGCGCCAGCGTTCGAGAAGGTCACCAACTGGCTCCGCAAAGGCACCGAAGCGATAGCACGGTTTGACGTGTCGGCCGTGGATCGAGGACTAGGCAAGCTCACGAAATACACGCCAGTAATCGCGGGTCTTGGCGGGGCAATCGTGTCTCTCGGATTGAAGGGTATTCCCGTATTAGGCGGGTTTTCTGCCGTCCTCAATCCTGCTACCGCTGGCATTCTTTCTTTGGCCGCAACCTCGCCGAAAGTGCGGGCTATCGGGAGCGCGTTCATGGACGGATTCGGACCCGCCATACCTATGGCAACCCAGTTGACGCAGGCGTTCGCTGACCTTGTACTTAACGGTATTGACCGTTTGTCTCCCGCTCTAGCGCGGGCGGCCCACGGTGGCGGGGAATTCCTCGGCGCTATGGCTCAACTCGGCCCCGAACTCGTGGAGCTTGTTAAAGCCGGGTTGCCGTTGGTGGAAGTTGTCGCGAATCTTGGAGCCGACTTCTTGAACCTCCCCGCCCCCGTGTTAGCGGCGGTCACGGCGGTTGTGGCACTCCACAAGCCCCTAGGCGCGTTAAAAACAGGGATCCTTGATACGGTGCAGACGGTTGTGAAGTTCGTTAACGTCCAACAGGCGATGGCAGCGAATCAAGGGATTCCGGTGGCAATGGCGGCCGGGCAAACGGCAGTCACCGGCCTTAAAACTGCCCTCCTGGGGCTTATTTCGCCTGCTGGCCTTGTCGGTATTGGTTTAACCGCATTGACCGCGATTGTTGCCGCGTTTGTGGCCGCGAAGATGAAAGCGAAACAGCGGGTGCAGGAGTTCGCTTCCACGTTGGACGCCGAAACCGGGGCGATTACTGAAAACACGCGCGCCACGGTGGCAAAGAAACTAGAAGAAGAGGGTCTCCTTGAGGCTTACGAAAAACTAGGTGGCAAGTCGTCGGATTATGTGGGCGCTATCCTCGGCGAAAAAGACGCAGTCGAACGCTATAACGAGGTGATGAACCGGAGTAAGGCGAAACGCAAAGCCAACGCGGACACTATTCAATATGGCGCTAGAGTCTCGGGGGAAGCCGTTGTCGCTATGCGTAAAGAGGCGAGGGAGTCGGTTGCAGTCGAAAACGGTTACGACGAACTAAAAACCGCAGTCGACTCTGCCATCAAATCGAAACAGCGCGAAGTGGACGCATCCGAAAAGTCCATCGACGCAAACGAACGCCACGCCAAGGCGATTGAAGCATTGATGGATATTCAACGCAAACAAGCCGCCGCAAACGGTGACCTGATCGCCGCCCAGTACGCGACGCAAGACGCTACTAAGGCACTCACGGAAGCCATTAGCGCGTCTATGGGTGTCATGCGTGATCAGAACGGGCAAATCGACACGGCAAGCGAAGCAAACCGTGGCTTCATCATGGCGACCAAGGACAAGATCGAAGCGATTAACGCGGAAATGGACGCGCTCACCGCCACCGGCGCGTCGCAGGAAGCGTTGAACCAACGCCAGCAGGAACTCACCAACGGCCTGTATGAGCAGTTGGCCGCATTGGGGATTACCGGCAAAGAGGCGGAAGAGTTCGCGAAGAAACTCGGATTGATTCCCGACCATAAGTCCACGGTGATTGACATGACAGTGGACGACGAGGCGGCGAAACAGGATATTGACGCCCTGATTGACAAGGTCACGTCCAAAACGGACGGAGTACTCACCATTTACGGCGACGACACTCCGGCGTTTGAGACTCTCATGAACTCACTCGGGCTAGTCGAGACCTCGGAGGGCGTGTATTCGATTAACGCGAAGGACGATCCGGCAATCGCCCAGTTGCTGGTCTCCCTTGGCATGGTGGACACGTCCACGGGCACGATCACCATTGACGGAAATAATGCGAAGGTGACGGACGCGGCCAACCAAGCCCAAGCAACTATCAATACCAAGACCGGCACTATCACAATCAACGGCAAGGACTACGCTACCAGCGCCGCCTCTCAAGCCGTATCGAAGATCAATAGTTTTCAAGCGACCATCGGCGTCTGGTTCAAGCAGAAGAATAGCGTGAACGTCCCCTACGCGGACGGCTTCCACAAGCGCGACGGAGGCCTCGTCCACTACTACGCGGGCGGCGGCTTCTCCGAGAACCACGTCGCGCAAATCGCCCCCGCAGGCGCGTGGCGCGTCTGGGCGGAACCCGAAACCGGCGGCGAAGCCTACATCCCACTCGCGTTGTCTAAACGTCGCAGGAGTGAGCAGATTCTCGCGGAAGTCGCTCACCAGTTCGGCGGACGGTTCATCCCAATGGGCGCCCAAGGTTTCGCGAACGGGTCACTCGCTGGCGCATCAAACACGCCGGTTATTCACCTGACCGCGATTGTGACGAACCCGTTTACCGGGGAACAGGTTAAGGCGACCGTCCAAGATGAAACTATTCGCATTCTCGCGGAAAGGTGACCAACAGTGACACTAAAAACATGGGTGGCCACGCATACGGGGTTACCGTGTATTTATTCCAGTGACGATGTGACGGTTACCGCCGATGGTGGGCGTGTCCTGCACCATAAGGGGGCGGGCGCGCCGTTCATGGTTGCGGACGCTTTGGCAGCCCCGGGCGTGGCAACACGCTACACGGTCGGCGACGTCGCCCGCGAGCTGACGCGCACCGCGTCTCATGCCGGCGACCTGTTGCTCACCAGATTAAACGGGCGCGGGGTTGTTGGTTTGCGTGCTCAGCCGGTGAAGGACATTCTTTCATGGTCTTCAGACGCGAAAATCATGCCGAACGGGTATGTGCGTAAACCGCTGACAATCCAGCCTCGGGCGGGTAAGACGATTGCTCTTGCCTTTACTGCCAGCGTGGTGGAAGAAACGTGGGAGCTGTTGCGAGACCGCCAGCCGGTTGTTGTGGGTACGGGCGCGCCTGTTCCCGGTGTCGGAATCCGCGTTGTTCAAGTGAAGGCCGTTGACGTGGATTGGCTCGCCTCCACCGGGTTGCACCGCGTGAAGTTCACGTGGAGCGAGGTTGTGCGCGCCCAGTTGGAAGCGTCCAGAGCGTTTTCCGGTGCCGCTCCCGTTCTGACGTGGGGCGAGTGGGCTTCAACTGGCAACGGCTGGAAGAACGTGACCTACACGCAGTTAGCAAGTGAGATTGCGGGGATGCCGGCATGAGAAGCGGGCCTGATGTTGTTCACTTGCGTTTTGCGGGTGTGGGTGTGCGCGTGAACTCGGTTCGTGGCCGTGAGACTCTTGCTGTTGATATTCCGGTGTGGGATGTGAAGCTGGAGGTGCAGTCGAGTCGGGTTGTTCCGGGTCGTTTGACGTTGAAAGCACCTTTGGAGTTTTTGCCTGAGTCTGCTGTTTCGCCGTTGAATAATTACGGGCAACGCCTGCAAGTTTTCAGTATTGTTGAGGATTCTTCGGGCGTCCGGTGGGAAACCGATTTAGGGTTCTGGCTGATTACCTCGTGGGATGAGGACGGGGACGCGGTTTCGGTGACCGCCCTTGATCTGATGCAAACGCTGGAGGAGGATCCGTTCGCCTGGGGGTCGTCTCCTGCTAGTGGCGCGCGCGTGTCTACCGAACTGCAAAGGCTCGCCGGGGCTTTGCCGGTTGTGTTGGACGCGGGAACGTTTGACGCCCCCGTTTCGCCGTTGTCGCAGTGGGGGACGAGTCGCACTGAAGCGATCCGTGACTTGTGCACGGCCAAGGGCTTGGAGTACGCGGTGAAGGCTGACGGGTGTTTGCACGTGTGGGAAAAACGAGAGGGCCGCAAACCTGTTGCCGTGTATGCGGGCGATGATCTGTTGGTCGGGTTTAGTCGTGAGTCCACGCCGCGGCGCGCGAACCGTTGGATTGTGACGGGCACGGGCGACGGGGACGCGAAACTGTCGGCGACCGCTACTAACGTGGTGTATCCGTTTGAGCCTGAAAACTATGGGTGGGTGACCGACCACCGGGAGTTTAGCGCCGCAACGTCCCCCGGGGCTTTGGGTAAGGCCGCGAAAACCTACATGGGGGAGGCTCTTAACCCGGTGCGCACTAGGTCGTTTGAAATCATATGCGACCCGCGTCTAGAGACGGGGGATGTTATTAGCGTCCACACGGGAGCCTCTGATGTGACGGTCGGCAGGGTGGTCGCGTTGTCGATCCCGTTGAGTGAGGTTGATTCTCGTATGCGTGTTGATGTTGAGGAGTTGCAATGGTGAAAAAGAGTCTGTGGTTGGATGTTGCCCCGAAGAAGGGGCAGGCTGTCGCTTCGCAGAATGCTACTGCCGCGACCGGCAACGAGTCGGGCGGCTGGAATACGGGCACGGTGTTAGAGATTTATCCTGATTCGCAGGCGGTGCGCGTGCGTATTCCCGCTTCGGCTCGCGAGGGTGAAGGCGTAGAGCAGACGGGGCCGTCTGATGGTCTGGTGACTGCTGTCGGTGCGACGGTGGTTGTTTTGTTGGACGGGTCGGGCAGGATCACCCAGGTTGTGTCCCCGAACGTGATCCCAGAGGGCGTGGAGCCGGTGGCGACGGGGTTGGCTGGCGCGCGCTTGTTGGAGGCTATGAGCGAAGCGAAAGAAGCTCAAGCACGGGCGGACGGCGTGCGAGAGCGCGCGCAAGAGGCGTTTGACAAGGCTGAAGAGGCGAAGGCGAGCGTTGACGGGTTTGACGCGCGCATAGGAGCAGCCCAGTCTGATGCATCAAACGCGCTGTCAAAAGCCAATGGCGTGGACGCGAAAGCCTCTCAGGCTCAGTCGTTGGCTTCGTCCGCCCAAACTACAGCCTCTAAAGCGTTGTCAAAAGCGAGTTCTGCTGACGTGCGATACACGTCGGCAGATCACAATCCGCTGGGGTCAGAGGGTGCGGGTAAACCGGTTGGCGCGTTGTGGGACGTTGTTTCGGGCGGGCTGATCGTTCGCCGGTTCACGTGGACTGGGTCAGCGTGGCAGCAGGTGAAAATCGGCGCTGACACCATCGGTAAGGACGCTGTGACCGCCGACGCGGTGTATGCGAGTAAGGAGATGTGGAGCAAGCTCGCCGTGTTCGACGAGGCTGTCATTGACAAGCTGGTCGCGCAAAACGCTACTATTCCCGGCACGCTGATCAGTAACCAACTGATCGGTAAAACAATCAGTGGTTCGACGCTGTCGTTGCTTGATGTCAAAAAATACAGAGACGTAGAGTTTATTCCGACGACAACGCTCGCTGGCTGGTCGCCGTTGCCCGATGGTCCAACGAAACTGCACATGGTGGAGTCGGCAATTACTGCGACGGGGAATGCTCTTGAAATTGGATTGGCCTATAAGTATCCGGTTCCAGCGGACGGCGGGGCTCGTCTGATTGTTGTTTTGAATGTTGAATCGAACGACCTGTCGCGAATTGAGTGCACGACCGTGATTATCGGGCAGAGGGCGGACGGCAAGTCTCAAATATTCACGCATGCGTCGGCTTTTCAAGGAAACCCGTTTGTAGATGCGTGTGACGTTGATCCTGACATTAAGGTCACTGAAGTTCAGATTTTGGTGACAAAGAAGACCGGGAACGTTAATCGGCCAATTTCGGTGACTGTTTTAGACGCTCGCATGGCGTGGGAGGAAGCGACCAGCTCGGGGTTGGAGATTGCCCGCTCGAAAGCCGGTGAAGCGTCCATCGTTTTTTCTAGCGATCAAGGTCGGACGATCCTTACCCCGGGTCGGATTCGTGTTGAAAACATGGTAGGGCAACTACTGGGGTCGCAGACGTGGCGGTCGTTCGTAGCTCCGCCCATTGCGATATGCACGTGGCCGGGCAACGCTGGCGTGGACACGCCAGCAGGTGAAGGCGAGCTGAAACTGAATTGGTGCGACTCGAAGAAACTGGCAGGCGGGTTCACCGAGTCGGGCGGGTGGTTGATTGCTCCGATAACCGGCTGGTACATGGTCACGGCGATCACCGACTGGAGGTACGCGTCCGCTAAAGACGGGTGGGCTGTTTCTACTGGGATCAGGAGACGAGGCAACACCGGAACGGACTGGGATAGAGACCCGTCGGATACGCGAGCGTTTACAGCAAACATTAATATTCGTCCCACTGCGGTCGGCATGATGAAGCTTTTAGCAGGCGAGGGGATCATGCTGACATATTGGCAGAATACGGGGGCGTGGAAACCGACCGGGAAAAGCAGGCTGAATGTTCAGTTCATTACCGCAGGATAACCGGGAAGAAGGAGGGGCGATGATCGAGTTGGATACCGTGGATTTCCAGTCGCTGACCAACGAAGAAATGGATGCAATCTATGACCGGTTTCAGGTTGAGTTTTTGCGCAGGCAGAAGAAACGCGAAGCTGAAAACTTAGCCCGCGAAGCGGCTCTGATGTATTCGGAATCAGTCAAAGACGACGAACCGTTGGACGCTGAGACGTTGAATATTGCGACAACGATCGGCCCCGCTGGTCGCGTTTTGATTGACGGGAAAGTGTGGAAGAACGTCTCGGACTCGTGGCTGAGCCCGTTTACAGCTGGCCCCGACCAGTACCCGCAAGGCTGGGCGCGCGATGACATCCCGCGTGGAGAAGAGACGGTGCCCGCGTGGCGGGCTGGCGTGGAATACAAGACCGGCGATGAAGCCACCTTTGAAAACACGGTTTTTAAGTGTATTCAGGCGCACACGGCACAAGCAGGGTGGGAGCCCTCTAATGTGCCCGCGTTGTGGGCAAGAAAGTAAGAAGGGAGCCGAATAGGTGAGCAGTCAACATTGGAATGGTGCAACAATCCCGACAGCGGGCGACCCGCTTTTGGAAGCGTGGCCGAAGTTCGCCGATAGCGTTGGGACAATCGCGAAAGCGGAATCCGTGGCCTCAGCGCGGGCGATGCTGGATCGGGCTCAAACAACCGGGCACGCACCCACCACAAGCAAACCCGCGTATTTCGATATCGGCGGTATCTTGTACCGTTCGGACGGCGCAAAAACAGGGGGCGCGTGGGTGTTGTCGGTCATGAACGAAAACCAGACACTCACCGCAGGCGCAGTCTCCGGCCTGAGTTCGAGAACCTCAGTCAACGCTGGCGGGTGGGTGAAAGTGTCCGAACTGTCTATTCCGGTCAAACCGTACGCGCGGTCGTTTATCGCATTCGGGAACTGTTGGGCGCGCGTCAGATCAGGCGAAGCAGACCTTGAACTGTACCCAGACAACACGGCGAAGAGCACGTCCTTTAAGAGCCGGTTCCATGACTCAGGCGACGCGAACGGTTTCGTGGTCGGCTACGGAACTATCCGCGCTGGAGAACAGCGGACGGTTGGCCTGTACGTGTATGCGGCTTCGGCGCTGTCGATTGACTTGTCGTCGGATTCTTGGACTCAGCTTTCGGTTCAGCTCTCGCCATCGACTGTGGTCTAAACGAAGAGACGCACTCCCCTTTTTTTCTTGCCCTGCACCCGGTGGTGCGGGGTTTTCTTATGCCCAAAAAACTCAAGAGAGGTGGAAACCATTGGCTAGTGATGAAGAGGTTTTGATGAGCAAGATGCCGGAGTTTGGTGACGGTGAGCCTGACCCGCACCCGGTCGTTGAAAACGTTGACGAACAGGAGGCGGAGTGATGGCAACAGTTGAACAAGCTCTCAATGTGGCGCGCGGCGAGCTCGGATATTCGCGGTGGACTGACCCACAGGAAGGAACCAAATACGGGCGCGACTACGCGACCCGCCACGGCGCCTACTTCGGTACAAGTGGAGTCCCGTATTGTGCAATGTTCGTGACCTGGGTTTTGCGTCAGGTGGGTATGACCCCGCCGGGCGGGGATTTCGCGTATGTGCCTAGTGGGATTAACGCTGCTCGCAACCTTGGCAGGCTCGTTTCTGCAGCTAATGCGCAGGCGGGTGATCTGGTGTGCTTTGACTGGGACGGGGACGGTGTTGCAGACCACGTGGGGTTCGTGGAGCGCAACTACGGCTCCTACTATCAGACGATCGAAGGGAACACGTCGTCTGGTGCGTCTGGGTCGCAGTCTAACGGGGGCGGGGTGTATCGGCGTACCCGCAATCTTGGTTCGGTGATCGCGGTTATCCGTCCCGAATACACGGGTTCTTCGTCTTCGTCGTGGGAGTTGGAAGAAGACGGCATTTGGGGCGCGCACACTGGCAGGCGGTTCCGGCAAGTCTTCGCTGTTCCAGCGAGCGCCCCGTGGGAGCCGACCGCAGTACGCGCTTTGCAGTATTTCCTGTCGTGGGCGCTCGACGCCTACAGGCTTAAAACTGCGACCGGCGTGGATCGTATCCCCGTCGATGGTTTCGATGGGCCGATCACGATTGGGGCGTTTCAAACGTGGTGGAACGCTTCCGGTATCCCCGCAGGCCACCGGATTCCCGTGACTAAAACGTGGGACGCCGAGACCGTGAAGGCTATGCAGATTGCTCTCAACCACTCGTGGGCTGGATCAAAAGCCCTCGCTGTCAAACCGTGAAAGGACTGAATAAATGGAATCTTTGAGAACTCTCGCTGTTGACCCGTTCATCACAACCGTCATCGTGGGTATTGTTTGGCCTTTGGTGCAGGCCGCGTTAGATAAGCCGTGGTGGACGCACAAACGCCGGATTGTTCTCGTCAGCGTCGCTGCCACCGTGCTGTCGGTCGGTATTTGGCTGGTGTCCGAATACCCCGCAACAGTTGAATACTTAGCCACTCAGCTAACTGCCTTGCTCGGCATCTTCTGGGCGGTCTACCAAATCCTCTCACACGTGAAAATCGGCGGAGAATCACTGCTGGAATGGGTGGGCATGCTCACGCCCGGCGGAATGCCCAAAGGTAAGCACGCGGAGAAGGTGAGTGAGTGAGTGAGCCGATTGTTGAAGTCCTCGCGACTAAGGAAGTAGTTGCCGGGATCGCAACGTTCGTTGTTGCTTTCCTTACTCTGCTTGTGGCTTTTATCCGCTGGCTCGTCGCGTGGGTCAACCGGAAAGTCGTCAGCATACAAACCCAGATGGCTGACATCTCCGAAAGCGCGTCCAAAGCCGAAACCGAAGCACGCGGAGCCCACGAAGGAGTCACCAACAGCCACGGCACCCACTTGCGGGACGATTTAGACGAAGTGCGTGCGGGCATGAAAACCCTCGTGCGCAAAGTCGACGAAATCGACCGCGCACGGATGGAAGAGGCTCGCAGTCGTGAACGACGCGACCAGCGGGCAGAAGACCAAATCGACGGACTACGGCTCGACGTTCGCGCACTCACCGCGTCAGCCGAGAAAACACACGAAAGGTTGGAAACGCGCCTAGAGTGCCTAGAATCCTCGCGCAAACACTGACCCGCCCGACCGGGAATCAGACAAACCGCCCTCACTTCCCGTGTGGATTGTGGGGGCGGTTTTTGCGTATCTGCCGTCAAATGGTGGGCTTTGACCAGTTGCCACGTCCCGGGCGGTTAGCGTTCCACTCGTCGATTGTTTCTACTTTCCAGCCCATTGTGCGTCTGCCTTCGAGTCCGATGTACACGTCTGGCTTTGGAAGCGTGTAGCGCCCTAGAGTGCCTACTTGTACACCAATACGGCGGGCAAGGTCAGAGCGAGACAGGTAGACGGGTGTCTGGTCTGTCATTTCTTGCTCCTTCCCATGATGAATGCAATCAGGTAGACGACCCATGCGACGACAAGCAACGTGCCTGCGATTGCCGCGTAGACCGTATAGCCTTCAACGGCAAGCCAGACGATGACGCATACGAGAGCGAGCGAGATCAGAATGTCCT